CAGAATATTCTTCGGCCATAGGCAGATGAGGACGATGAATATAGTGAACATGATTTCAAACATGACAGAACCTTTCAGAGTTGGGTGTCTTCTCATTATAGTCCCTGTAAACCATGCGAAAAACTTAAGAACCCCTGTTTTTTAGGAGTCCTTAAGTTTTTGGTCTAGAGGCGGATCTTAGTGATGAATCCGACAGCCTTAGACGCAAGCGGATGCAGTTGCTCATAATTAAGCACCGCTAGGATACCTGCGATCGAAGCGACAGCGCCAATGATCGAGTCTCCGGACGGCACTAGTCGACGAGAAACCGGGTCGGGCTTTTCGTTGATCTGGTGGATAGTCTTGAGATTCTCAATGGCGATGGTCGTCTTGGGATCGTCGGCATCCATGCTGTAAACTTGATTGATGATGTCCTGCTCGATGTCGTCAAGGGTGATGTTTTCATCGGTCATGAGATATCCTTTCTGTAGATCTCACTATACCCCTAGATTTTTCTGCGCCTCACATTTCAGGGCTTTCCTGCACCTTCAGGGTCATCATACCCTTGTCGACGACGGATTCGGTGGGTGTGGTAAGCGCAGCGTACGTCTCCTTGGTGTTGGGATTCACATGTAGAACCCCGTCCGTCTCCGGCTGATACCGGGCCGAAGAGACACCGACGAACGCACCCAGAAGAGTGTCGATCGCCAGGATGGTTCCGCTGGTCTCCGTGATGTAGGACCACCCCCACAGCGAAGCCACCGTGGTGTAGAACGTACCGATCGCTGGAATTGCCACCAACGCACAGTACTTGAGAATGTTGTAAACCTTGTCAGTCATCGTCTTCCTTTCGACGAATGGGGAGGTTGGTTACCTCCTTGAAAATCTTCTCCGCAAGGCCATTGCCCCCGAAGACTGCGTAGGGCGAATATAAGTACTTGACGAAGTCCTCATACTCGTCCTTAGTAACATACCCCCGATCGATGTACAACATACCCTGCTCAATTATCTGATTATGAGCAAGACCTAACATCAATTTGGTGGTAGCATCATTCTTGTCGGATCGCTTACTGAAGTAGACCCAGATTCCGTTCGAGGAAATGAGAGCCACACTTACGGATATCAAGACTTGCAGCCATGGATCCATATATAGCTCCTTCCATTAGTCGGATTAACGAACAAAGACGTAGGGACAAATACCCTGCTGTTTTGTTCCGACATCCATAACGATGCCTTCGTTGCGCTTGATACATCCGTAGTAACGCGAGGAAGACCTTGCATGGATCCAGATCCCAACGTTTTGAGGGAGTCTGGGAGTCCAACCCATTCGAAGAGCTGCGAACTGTCGAGTGGATGTGGTCTGATTAGACCACTGCTCATTTGCCAAGGTTGTCAGAACCCTGGAACCGAACAAATCGATTTCGTTAGGGAGTACGATCTTCTTACGAAGTCGTTCGTATCCGGTAGGTCCTCCGATACGCATGGATTCCCAAGACCCATCAACCCACTCGCCTTCGAAGCCGACGGAATGATCCAGAATATGTGCGGCGCCGAACACTCCCTCGAACTTATGCCCGACCCAACTTTCGAGATACTTATAAATATGAGTATCCTTCATGTTGACGTTCGTATCGCTGGTCAGGAATTCTGCGGTAGCGACACTCTGGTCGGGCATGATCGTCAGATATGTGGAAGGGAGATCCTGCATCGACTGACTTGCCACCTCGAAGTCGACAATCGTCCACTTGACCCCGTCCCTCTCCCAGTAGTCGCCCAACCAAATATCGGTCAGGGTACCGTTAGCCACGGCCGCCTGCTGTTCCGACGTGTAGCGATTACCGAGGTTCTTTCCGCGCCAGGTGACCTTATGCATCTGTGGAACCGACTCGAGGAACTTGTAGAGAGCCTCCGAGGCCCTAACCGTCTTAGTTCCGCGAGTGCCATCCGTGATCAGGAGGTCGTCGGGCAGAATGGTGTCCGCCTTAGGATATGCGTCAAACTTTGCCATAATATCATCCTGTGATAATGCCAGTGATCACCGGCTGAAGAGTTGTAGTGTTCAGAGTCCGATCCGGACCGATGGAGACCAGCTTCGATCCGATGACCGAGGCAGTCGTCACGCTCGAAGGGGTGTGGCACGGCAGTCCGGGGAGAGGAATATACGTGACATTCTCCTCCAGAGGACTCGGATACCCGATCTCAGCGAGTGTTAGCGGGAAGAACGGAGCATTCCGACACACAACTCCACCGGGACGGTTGATGGTCGCCTGTTTGGTCTTCAAGCCACGGAAGCTCGGGTTGTTCGTGATCATCTGTCCGATTCGAACTGCCTCGCTGGCCGCCTGTTGTGTGGTAGCCGTGAGATTCGAATACGGAATGACCGCAAGGATAACGTGATCCGAAGAAACCCCCGGAGCCAAATTGAACCCTGCGACGACGATTTTACCCACGCCAGGTAGATCCCAATAATCACCAAGGAAGAGCGTGGAATATGAGTGGTCGTTCAGAACCTGCATGGCTCGAGAGTCGAACACACCCTTGTTCTCCATACGGACGATGTTGTTGCGCTGAGAGAGTCCGCCCGGACGAATGAGATCTGTCCATGAGAACTGTCGGCCCACGGCAGCATTAGTAGCACCACCGATCTGATTGGCTAGGATGGCACGGGTACCCGAAGGACCATCAATAAGCAGGTAGTCGCCGGCGGACGCTGTCGTAACCTTTGGTAGGTCTCGTACTCGCGACATTAAGCCCTCCTGTAAATGATCTTGCCGAGAATCGGCTGGTTGTTAGAGTCCAGAATCGACGACCCAGTATGATCTTCGATTGTGTCGAATCGAACGGTTCCACTCGAGTCGTCGCCGAATCGCTGCTTCAGTTCGATGATCTGAGCGGCCATGGCGCTAACAGCATCGCCACCGATCATGCCCTGAATATCATTGAGCAGAGCGTAGGCCTCGTTACGCATGTTGGTGGTGGCCTCGTTATAAGCCGCCTGAGCCTCCGCCTTCTGCTCGTTCATGGTCCGATCCCAGCGAGCGAAGATTTCCGTGGCGTTGATCGTCTGTAGCGGACCTGTCACCCACGGCGTGTCACCCGTGCCGACAAGGTACGTGATGTTCCGCTCCTGGATCTGACGATCTCCTGAGTTACGGAAGATGTCCGCGATCGGATACTGATAAACCCCACCGTCTCGAACCATATTCTTTCGACGAGGAGTGGTTGCTCGATCGCCTTCGACCACCTTAATGGTCGCTCGACGATTCTGGGTTCTTGTATCGATCTCGATGACAATCGTGTCGATACGGTTTGTGAGAACGTCTGCGGGGGTGAGCTCCAGACGAATCGGTGCGTCGTTCCAGATCCACACGTGTCGGAACCAAGCTCGTCCAGAGCCGATCTCGACAGTGTTTCCACCGGCAGGAACGACCTTAAACTTCTCGCCGACAGATGCGAAGACTCCATCTACGATAACGCCGTCGAAGATTGCACCAAATTGCTCGGCACTGTACTTCCGGTCACCGTTGATAGAATTAAAGAATCCCGAAGTTACTGCCATTTTGACTCCTACGACCTCGTACTATCTTGTTTGAATGTTGGGTAGAACTTGACCTCTGAATCGTCCTGAGATTGGATGAATTCGATGAGGCGTGTAGGTACGTTGAAGCCATTAGCGTCCTGAATCTGCACGAGATCGCCGATGTTGTAGTCCTTACCATACACATACATGGTATGTTCAGACGTCTCACCATCGAATTCGATCAGGTGCTGGTTCTCGGTCTTGTTGAGCTTCGAGGTACCTTCTTCACGGAGGTTTGCCCTGACGGTTGCCTCCGGAATCGTGTTGTTGTCCTCATCCTTATCACGAACCGATGAGGCATTGATGAACACTTCGCGTCGAGCCCATCCGGAAGTCGCTCCGCTGGACACAATCTCGTACTTTCGGTCCGAGCCTTCACCAGGCCCACCTACCAGAGCGACCGTCTTTAGGGTGGTAATGTCCGAAGCGTAGCGTCCGGAGATGAGGTTGTCGAACTTCGGGGAGAATACGACGAACGGGTTAGTGTTCTGGTTGTAGGAACGATCTACGCCCTCTTCGAGACGCACTCGAATCTTACCAGGACCATCGTACAGGAACGCGATTCCGACGTGGTGCTTGGAAATAAGCTCTGTCACCGCGGTGTAGAGGTTATCACCCGTGTACTGAACGTCCACCCAGGTCTTAGCCATCTTGCCGACGTTGTTGGATTCCCATGTGAGCCAGCTCATGGCCCTCTCGGAATCCGTCGGATTGATCATGTTCTCGACCAATAGGACACGGATGGCTTCGTGGAGACTCGTACGAAGTCTACGCATACCCCAAACGATCCGTCGAGCCATGAGGTATTCCAGACTGCGTCCAGAAATGGTCATGATCATACCATCGTCTGCCGAAGATTCAATGACAATCTTCTCGATCATCATGATTCGGTTCGACAACGAGCTCCATACGTATCTACCGATATGAATCTCGAATTGGTTTCGACCTGTAAGGGGGAGCTTGATGGTAAAGTCCCCGGCTTCGAAGAATCGGTCGGTCCAGATAGCGCTCTTGAAATTGTCTAGAATATGAACCTGATTGAAGTTTTCGTCTAGAACACGGAATTCCATATCAGATGCTTTCGTAGAGGTTTTCGAAGGAAATAATGGCTGATACATTGTCGATTCCAGTATCAGCTCGGACAGTGATTAGATTATCCCCAGGAGTGAGGAAAATCCAATCCGAATCCCTATCCAGAGCGCTCAGAGCGTTGTAAACCTTACCGTCACGATACGCCTTGACGTACTTGTCGCCGACACCAGACGAAATACTCAGACGGTCTCCAGCCTTGATAGTGGAGCCGAGTAGGCGAGAAATCTCATTAGTGTCGATGTTGATACGAGTCTGGGTCGTCGTGTTGTAAAGCTTTACCCCCGAGGCAGGGCCCAGGAACTGAATATCCACAATCGTGGATGCATCCGCGTCGCCTTCGTAGACCACGACAGTTTCCCCGGTCGAAGTCATCTCACCGAAAATAAGTGTGGGTGACTGTGCTTGGGGATCCTGGAATTCGAATTCGAAAGAGGGCTTAGAGGTCGTGAATCGTACGGAGTTCTTACCCTTGGCGGGGTCTCGAAGTTTGAAGAATGGATTGGGACATACAATGGTGATGTCCGCACCTTCTTTATTAGAGAAGATATCAATCTCATTCTTCTCGACATACCCTGTAATATAGGTGTGTCGATGGTCTGTGATGAATTCAAGCGTGATTGGATGCTTGACACGGAAGTAACGAAGAAGACGATGTCGAACTTCTTCGATGTCGGAGCCTAGGAACTGGAGGTGTAGCTCGATGTCTCGAGACTTGATCCTCGATGAATTGAAGAGGGCTCCGTCTGATGTGGCAAAGTTGACTGTATTGATCGTACCATCGGCCGGCCCCAAGCCGGAAGCACCAACAACTGCGATGCCTCCGGCCCAGGGATTGGCCAGGTCCAGCTCAACCGAGTCACCCTTCGCGTTTGTCGCGACAATGGTGTAGATCATACTCTTGCAATCCTAGAGATTGAAGACTTCGTCTGCCGATAGATCTCGGCTTCCGACAATGCCTTCGGTGAGTTGTTGTACTGGTTGAACACGACAGTCTTCTGACTGCCATTTTGACTACTCTGATCGGAAGTTCGAGTGTTGATTCCAGACGCAGCGTTCTGAACGCCACGGAAGGACTCATTGCCGAACATCGATCGGAGATCGTCAGCCCCTGCCTTCGCCTTGGAGAGGTCTAGGACAGGTGTGATGACAGGGTTGATGTCATCGGAGATCTCATCCATGTCAATGGTTGAGATGATGTCGCGGAACGCGTCGTCGAACTCCTCGGCAGTACGGGAGACTGCATCCACGGCCTTGACCGCAGTGTCAGTCCAGCCGATCCTAAGACCCTCTGCCGCCCAGTGACCTGTGCGCATAAAGGCCTTAGAAGGTGAATGAACTTGAAGCTCCGCGTTGGCAGCCGCCAGCATCGCTGCTGCAGTCGAACGGGCCATTTCCACAAGGGCGCCTCGCTGGTTTGTGAAACCTACGCGAAGACCTTCAGCCATCCAGTACCCCGTCTGCATTGCAGAGGCGTATACCGAATTGCTGAGGTTGGAAAGTCCGCTCGACAAAGCATTCATCATGTCGGCGACCAGATTGTTGATGGCCATACGGACCATGCCCGTAATACGAACAAGGGCCAGCGAAATATGACCCGCGAGCGCGAGCATACCCGAGTAGACCATCGGCTGTCCCAGCGCCATGCGGCTGATAAACGTCGTGAACAGAGTCATGACGAGCGTCGTAACCGCAATGGTAATCTGAGGAGTTGCCATCTGCAGACCTGTGATGATGTTGGTCACCACCGTGGTTCCAAGAGTTTGGAACATCACGCACGATGCCAGGATCATCGGGATGCAGGATGCAATCGCCGAAGTGATGCTATTGAATGCAGTGCTGACACTCGTTCCGAGAGTCGTAGCGATCGTAGTCATCATAGACGCCGAAGTAGAGAAACTCGCTATTGTCGGCGTCATGCGTCCTAGAGCTGCGTTCAACTGATCGATGCCGGAAGAGAACGCCATTCCGAGGAGCGGCGCAACTGCCATCGCAGCTAAACCGCCTACAGCAAATGCTAGTAGACCGACGCCTGCTAGTACCAACCCGGTACCAAACAGCATCGTGCCGGGTGCAGCCACGGTAGCAGCGCCGCCGATAGCAGTAATCGCCCCTGCAAGTTTCGCAGTGGCAACTACACCGATCTGATCCGCCTGGTTGATTGCCTGAATAAACGGCTTGATAGCTGCGGTCATGATCCGCATACCAACACCGCCTAACATCAGACCCATACCCATCATCATTAGGCCGGCACCAAGAGCCAACGCGGCTGGCGCGGCTAGCAGACCCGCTACAGCGAATGCTATTAGTCCAGCAGTCATCTTAACGATGGTTGAAGCACTCACAGCACCTGCTGCAATAAGAGCAGTGACAAGCATACCCATACCGACACCAAGCATCAGCACGCCGACGCCCGCCAAGAGACAGGCCGCGCCAATAGCGAGAATTGCTGCGGCAAGGATTGCCAAACCTGGAGCAACCATCTGCGCAAGGAAACCTGCGAGCAGAAGGACTCCTAGCGCAACTGCCAGGGCAACGATGGCAATAGCCAGTCCTTCAAGACCGATGCCGGCTAGAATAGACAGACCAAATGCCAGCGCAACCACTGCAACCGACAATATGAGCATTGCTGCAGCTCCACCAACACTACCTTGAGCAAGCATTGAAATCAATGCTAGACCAAGCATTGCTCCGAGAAGCGCTACAACCGCGACGGCGATGGTTTCCCACGGATATGCAGCTAGCATGGCGATGGACGACGCAATAATATACATCGTAGCCGCCAATGCGATCCACATAACCGCTTGAGTTAGCAGTTCCGCAGGATTTGTCAAGTTCGCCATCAGCATCACAATTGCCGCAAGAACGCCTAGAATAAGCGCAGTTGCGACACCACCCTGAATCAGAGAAGACTGATCCAAAGCGCCGAGTGCCATGATAGCCTCACCGATGACCTTGACCGAATATGCGATTGCCAGGAACACGCCGCTTGCAAACGCCATAGTTAGGTCACCGGCCGACTGTGTCAGCTTAGCCATAACCATCATTGCAGCCATGATAAGCATGGTAGCAATGGTGCCATTTTGAAGTTGGCTCTGCTCTAGGCTACCCAATTCCGCAACAGTCTTTCCGATAAGATAGACCGATCCGGCGATAGCCACGAACATCAGCGCCTTACCAAATCCACCCTTGATCTTGGCGAACCTACCGAATAGGGTAAGTGCGCCAATAATCACGGCAGTGGCTACGGTACCCTTGATAAGGGCGTTGGTCTCTAGAGCACCGAGCTTGGCCACAGCCTTACCCAGAATATAGACCGCAAGCGCCACGCCCACCATCTGGAACAGCGAGCCTATCTTGGCTCCCTTACCCTTTCCGACAAGTCGGGTCATAGCAGCCATCGCCCCGATCAGAGCAATAACCACCATAGTACCCGAAGCCATCTGGGTTGGTGACAGTTCTGCAATGGATGCAACCGCCTTGGCAAGAATCTTTACCGCGATTGCCATACCAAGCATCAGCATAACATTCTTGGTAGCCTTCTTACCGGCACCATTCATGACCCGAGTCATGGCCACCATAGCGCTAAGGAATACCACAACAGCGGTGCTTGCAGCAGCCATGGAACCGGTATCCACATCCGCTAGATGCTTTGCTGCCAGTGACATTACATACACCGCAAGCGCCATGATAACTAGTGATTTAGCCATCGATGAGATCTTCTCAGGATCGCTAGTGTACTTATCCATTACTACAAGGCCACCAACGAGTGCTGCCATAGACACACCCATGGCAGTGACTGATCCAGCTAGAGCTGTCAGAGGTATCAGCGACATTGCAAGGAGAGATAGCGCGAGAATACCAATAGCTCCGGCAATCTTTATGAGTGCTTTAGCTTTTAGATTATTCTCGTAGCCCTTGATAGCTCCTTGAACGGATGACAAAGCACCACTAAGACCCTTTCCGATAGATCCGAAAGAGCTGAACGTACCCTGAAGGGTCTTGAGAATGCCTTCCGTTGACTTTCCAACATTCTCGAAGGACTTCAAGACCTTAACTATGCCCGCGAATACGGCAGCAAGCCCGCCGATCTGTACAGCGTCCTTCAGCAGGTTTCCGATGTTGATATTCGACAGCCAGTCGATAAACTTAGCTGTCGCATTCTTAATCGAATCCCAGATAGCGGTTCCGGTTCCGGCCTTATTGAGATCGTTCTTAAAGAAGTTGGAGATAGCCTGCGACATCTTGGATATCGCGTCGGTAACCGTAGTCACCGCAGACTTCCACTTCTCTACAAACTTAGAGATCCAGGATCCGCCGTCACCTTCACCCTCGGACTTCTTGAAGAAGTTGGAAATCGCCGTTCCGAACGACTCGATTGTCGGTCGTACGCTATCCAACTTAGACTTCATGTTGTCGAAGAATTTGTTGATTGCTTCGACAGCAGTCTTGGCTCCGTCAGCAGCACCCTTCCACTTGGAGAGCTTGTCCGCAAACGATCCGAGACTTTCACCAATCTTATCAGTTGGAAGAGCTCCGAATAGCTTGCCGATGTAGGACAATACGCCACCAATAACCGCTCCGGCTATCTTGAACGCAGCCCCGACAATCTGCATACCGACCTTGAGCACCGCGAAGACCGTTTTCGCGACTTCGCCGAGTCGCTTGAGAGTTTCCTCACTAGGCTTGAGGGCGTCCATCAGGTTCTTGAATCCCTCAGAAATGCTCTTGAGGTTTTCGGCGGTGACCGGAGGGAAGATCTCGTTGAAGGCATTGCCGATTGTGGAAATGATGCTTGAGAAAGTGTTGAACGCCGAAGATAGACCGTCAATGATGTCCTTACGACCACCAAGATCGACCCATCCCTGCAGGAGATTGTTTCGAGCATCAGACATCGCATCCACCATTGGCGAAATAACGTTGTTGATGTTCGTGAACAGTTCAGACGCCTCGTCGAAATTACCCAGGAGGATTTCGAACGTCTTCGCCCATCCCGAACCGACAGTTTCCTGAATCGTACCAACGAGCTGGGAGAAGGTTCGCACCTTCGTAGCGGCTTCTTCAGCATTCTTCTGCTGAACTTGGAACTGCTCGATTTGAGCCTCTGTGAGGCCCATTTCAGCCATGGTAGCCGCGTCAATATCGCCCGCCATGATCTGAAGATACTTCGACATGACATCGGCGGTGAGCCAGCCCTTAGACAAGCTCTCGTTAAAGTCCTCCTGGACCTTAGAGGCTGAGACCCCGGCCTTACCGAGTGTTCCCATAGCCTCTGCGATCTGGATGAGACCTTCCTGCATGTTCTTGTTACCCATGCCGGCATTCGTTAGGGAACGCCAGTCCATGAGCTTGATTTCGCCAGCAGAAAGCGCCTGCGAAAGCTGATATGCAGCATTAGCCGCGGCTGAAGAAGTAGTACCCGAAGCTGCAGCAGCGTTCGAGAAACCCTTAATCATCGACGCCGATTCCTCGACGCCAAGACCCGCGTTCGTGAAGAGACCGATGTTGTGAGTCATCTCCGCGAAGTTGTAGATGGTCTTGTCAGCGTAGGTGTTAAGAGTGTCAAGGGCACTGGTAACCTGCGACAGTGTCGTACCCTTGGAAGCGGTGTTGGCCAAGATGGTCTGGATAGATCCCATCTTAGTCTCGTACTCGCCGAATCCATCCATGATGGGCTTCATCGTAAACGAGTTGAGGAGTGTAGCGCCAGTAGCAATGGCCTGAGATGCAATATTGCCCAGGGCCACTGCCGCAGCGCCAGCCATGACACTGAATCCGCCAGCTACAGCCTTGGGGGCTGCCGCCAACGTATCCAGATTGAACCTACTCGCTCGACCTTCGACCTCGTCAAGACCCTTGGTGCCCCCCTTCATCTGAAGGGACTTGTTAAGTTGCTCCAGAGACTTCTGAGAGCTCATAACACCCTTAGCGAATTGGGCGTTGTCAAACTTAAGGCTTACAACCTTATCCTCGATAGAGGTCGACATTACTTAACCGCCCTTTCTATGGCCTTTTCGATGTCGTCGAATATGGGTTTGATAGCTGGATTGATGTAATCCTGCCCGGCTATGTAGCCTCCGGTGCCGGTACCATGACCGTACTGCAGACCGATAGCTACCGGGAAGCCGTTGACAATGTTGGTGTTATACCACTCGATCGTCACGGATTTGGAACTACGCTTGATTCGGTAGTTCCATGACCTGCCGGTCAAACCACTTTCTGCGGGGGTTGCCGAAGCCAGGGCAGCTACGCCTCGACGGCCCAGAGAGTCTAGAGTACTCACTAGATCGCCTTTAGCTAGTTTATTCAACCACCGCTCAGTCTTAGCGTAGCTGCCCCGAACCTCGATTGATGCCATTTTGACATCAGCCCCAGAGAGTGCCCGCCTTGAGGGCATCCTGGAGAGCGATACCCGTACGGAGGCCGAAGTAGCCATCGCACGTGAGATCGTAACCCAGGCCACGGAGATGCCACTGGAGCGCGGTGATGGTCTCGGCACCAGCGATGCCGTCGACCTCACACTTCAGCTTCTCCTGGAGAGCTTCGATGACTGCGGAACCGCTTTCGGGCTCGTGCTCCCACTCCCAGCCAGTTCCGGCTGCGGGGAAGTAGACCTCGTTCTCGGTGTCCTGATCGGAAACGATACCATCGGCGGGAGTACCGAGGGACGCCTGGAGTGCGTACGTAACCGCACGACCCCAGTAACCGTCGGTCATCGCGTTAGCGTCGTTCGCGGGAGTGTCTTCCTCAGTACCGCCCTCGGCGCCCCAGTCGGGACGGAGAACGCAGTCGATACCGTAGTAACGCTGACGCCTCCAGACGCCGTTGCCGGCAGACTGAGAACCAGCGTTGGAAGACGAGGTGTTACCCTCGATTGTCTGGAGCCAACCACCACCAAGGTTAGCTTCAACGATACCGACATGGTCGGTCACTCCATCTTCGTCCCAATCGTACAGGACGATGTCGCCGCGCTGGGCGTCTTCGATCGGAACCTTGCGCATACGGCCCTTGGTGACGTCGGTGTTGTAGGAGAAACCTCCGATTGCACCGACCATGCCTGCCATGTCGAAGACCATCGACACGAAGCACATGCACCAGTAGATGGCCGTGGACGGACCAGCCAGCCAAGGCTGATTCATCTTGTTAGCGCAGTAGCGACCAGCCTCCGAACCGGGCTCCGGATCGTCCGGAGCATAGTAGCCGATTCGGTATGCGGCGTGATTGAGAACCTCATCGATCTTCGACATCAGGAAACCCTCCCTTCGAAGATCTCGCGATCGTGGTCCTCGTGAGGATCCAGGCCGGGCGCAATCTGCGCATCGGCGGGAATCTGGGGATCATTCTTACCCATTATCCACTACTTCCTGCCCGAGCTCGTCGGGCTCTATTCAGTGCGGCACGCTGCGATGCAGCGCTCTTAGCGTTTGTCTTCTGACCTGTGTTCTGCTTTGCGTTACAGATTCGGATCAGCATGAGCAAACGATTCAGGTGCCATTCCTCAGCCTCGAAGGGGATCTGGAATGCCACCATGTAGTAGTAGATCAGGTCTGAGGTCATCTTTTCAGACGACTTTGCCTGACCTGGTCGTGAAAGCATGGTCGAAGCAGTCATCGGGTCCGAGATATACGCCTTAATTGACTCTACCTGCGGACGAGTAAGGCGTTCCAACATAGCGGGGACGTCTTGTTGACCTTCGGCCATGCAGTTCACGTAGTCCAGTACCTCTTCGACCGAGGACGGAGGACGATCAACGAAAGATCTCTTCCATTTTGATTCCCAGCGTACAACCGATAGCAGGTTGTGAGTGAGCGTGAGCTGGGCTGCAGGAAGAGTCGTGAACTCCTCCGTCTCTCGGTCGAACAGGTCGTGCTCTGGAAAATCGAGCACTAGGGTGAGGTTACTCACGCGAGAAGTGCGAGGACCTCGTCCGGCGTGAGCAGCGTGGGCTGACCGGACTCATCGCCGTAGAGCTTCGCCTCGATCTTCTTGAGCTTGGCAGCGTCCACCTTGGTGGAGTCGATGATGAGCTCTGCGGTGGGCTTGTGACCCTTGACCGGGACCGGAGTGGTCGAGCACTCCCACGAGAACGTGATCGCCTCGGGAGAGTCGGAGACCGTGGCGTAGGCACGCTCGGAAGGCGCTGCAGTGGCGTTATACACGATGTGCAGCTTGTAACCCGCCTCGGAATCCTGGTCGTTGCCGACCTTGGTCGAGTAGCAGAACGCGAACTTGGCGCGCTCCTGCTGGCCGATGAAGACGCCTGCCGCGATAGACGCGGTACCGTCGCACTCGGCGAACTCGTCCGGATAGGTCACGGCTTCGATCGTGAACTTCAACTCCTCGGCCGAGATCAGGTCCAGGTACTTGATGTCATCCGCGTAGACCGCGTTCGACTCGGCACCCTCAGGCGACATGGTCACGGTGGTCAGACCGTTCCATGCGACGCCGTTCTTGTAGTTCTTGGTGGTCTTGTCGTACTTGTAGAGCACGCCGTGGCGAACACCAGTCTCGTAGACGTGTTCACCGGTCTTGTCCCAAACGATTGCCGTCATGGTCACTCCTTAATGTCGTAGATGTTGAACACGAAGTGGTTCAACGTATCTATAGTGTAGTGTCGTTCGAACTCAGAGTGCACCATCGACGCGAGTGCATCGACCATCGGATCATCTGGGTTCTTGGTGATGAGCTTCACCTGATAGCGCTTGGTATTCAGATATACACCATCATCAGCGCGTTTCTTCACAATCCGGTCGAGCTCATAAACGATACATGGGTATCCCATAGAGACATTCGACGGAGGTTGGAAGTAGGCTCGGCAGCCTAGACGTTCGAGTCGATTGTGAAAGTCTCTACGCATTGTAGGGTCCTCCGACAGTGACTAGAATCCTTGGAGGCTGAAGTTCAACCGAGGTGGCGGCCCACTTGACATGTCGCCATTCGATGTATCGAATGTTGAGGAAATTGTCAAGAGTATACGGGTCCGCGATGAATGAGAACGTGTTACCCATAGAGAGCCCAGGAACTACGGGAGTGGTGTTCATGCGCCTATTAAGGCGGATGAGATCTCCACGACAGTTCCTGGGCTCAATGGACTCTACGAAGACTCCGGGTGACATCTCCCACTCTGTGGCGATACCGACTTGCCCGGAGAACTTCATCAGGCAGTCTGAGCCGGCTTACCGGTGACGACCATGGCCGACTTGACCTTGGTGAGGGCACCCGACACGCGAGTCTCCAGCAGATACTTCTGCTGGTTGAAATCGATGTCAAAGTCGTCGAACATGGTGACCTCGCCACCCTTGTCCGTACCAACATTGTAGTCGGACAGATTGACGATGATGGCCAGAACGTCCTTGTCGTTCGCTGCGCCGGTCTTCAGACCCTTCATCTGAGGAACGTCGACAATGGCGGTAACGCCAAGACGATCCGCGAGCGCCTGCTTCGTCGGGTACAGGTAGTGACCCTGCTTGTCCTTGAGCAGGAGCATGTCGGTGACGAAGGACTTGGCGCAGAACATCGTCGGGGTGCCGGTACCCTCCAGGTCGTCCTGAGCACGGATGAGCTCATCGATGATCTGGTCGACAGACTTACCGGCGCCGAGATCCTTCTTGATGCAGTAGAGGTCATCCTCCTTCAGAATCGGGCGGATGTTCTCCTCGTTGATCTTGTCGGGATCGGAGTTGGAGCGACCATCGCCGATGAGGATGGCTCGGGCGAGTTCCTCGTCCAGCTTGTTGCGCATCTCCGCCTTGACCCAGGCGATGACGTCGAAGTCGGTGATGTCGAGCAGATCATCCCGGTCGAACTTCTGCTTCTTGTAGATCGTGGTCGGGCCCGTAGTGCGCTTCAGAAGCTTGAAGACCTCTTCCTTCTTGCGCGAACCGGTGATGTAACCCTTGGCTCGGGCCTCATCCGCCGTGATATCCGCCTGCATCGACTTGATACGGGTGAAGGGCGTGTGGTGCGTACCGTTCAGGACAGGCTTGACCCAAGACTGGTCGCGGTCGATGAAGGCCGGCGGGACGTCAAGGTTCTTGGCGTCAGGGAACAGCAGATCGATGTTCGAAATGCCATACGTCTTCTCGGCATGGGCGATGTCAGCGTGCGAGAGGCCGTTAGACTCTGCGATGTCCATGAAGACGTCGCGAAGCGAGCTGGCGTTACGACGAGAAGCGTCGGTGAACGCGTCAACGATCGCGGAGTGGAACAGAACGTCGCCATCGTTGGGCGCGTCGGCATTTTCGAAGATGTTGCTGTGTCCCATGTCGGGTCCTTCCTGGTTGGACTCATCAGAGTCAGTTGCGCCCTCAGCGGCCTTTCCGATGAGGAACATAAGAACGTCCTTCTGCTCGTCGGTCATGGAATCGACGATGTCCTGGACGGTCTTCTCGCCCGAAGACGATGCGGAGTTGTTAGATGCGTGGGAAATGTGTTCGCCGGTCATGATGTATGCCTCATCTGTTGCTTCGTAGGTGCCGTCACCGTGTGCGAGGGCAATGTTTTCGATCTTAGCTCCGGGATTGGCCCCGGACAGGACAAGGGACACCTCGACGATGTTCCCGTGACAAACGTCTCCACCGTTCTGGGTGAGCTTGTTTGCGAAAATAGACATGGAGTCTACATCACCATGCTTGAGGAGTTCCTTAGCATGGTCGGCCGCCGGAGTTTCGTTAAAGAAACCGTAGGCGTAGACTCCTTCGGACCGATTCTCGAGCTGAACGTGACCGAGAACGTTTTCGAGATTCGCGTGCCCATGCTGCCAAACAAGCGGCACTACATCGCCGTCATTGTCCGCAAAGGCGTTGTGACGGATGGTCCTACCGTCACTGCAGCGAATATCGTTCTTGGTGGCCCAACCAGAGAAATCAAACGAGTTCGTCATTATCTTCCTCTTCCATTGGTTCTTCTGGGGATGGTTCGTAACCACCCTCCATAGGGTTGATGTTGGGGTTGCTGAGTGAATCGCCAACGGGCTCTTCACTTCGAGGAAGTCCAAGATATGAACGAACCTCGTTTGGAGTCATGATCTGAGTGGTGACCATACTCTGGGCGATTTCAGAAACCTTGGCGATCGATACGTTCTGGAACGGGTCCCGGAAGTATTTAATCGTCTGCCCCTGGGATCGCGCCGTCTTCGTGATGAACGTTTTGGCCATGCTCAACGTTATCTCCGAAATGATCGGTTCGATCGTTCGGTTATAGTAGTTCAGCATGGTTTGTTCATCGGCAGTGCCATTAAACACTGCTTCCGGCATACCCAACGTGTTGTACAACTGCTGCGTCAGGTATTTGATCTGCTCGAGAAGGTTGTTCTCTGCCGGGCGATTCAGCTGAGTGAACTTCTCAGCCGCGTCCATATAAGCAATCCCGAACTGACCGTTTGAAAGCTGTCTCTCGACATCCTTCATTCGCTTTTCAGCTTCTTCCTTACGACGTTCAGTGCGAACAGTATAAGGAAGCTGAACGATCAGATCCAACTTCTTACCAGCGGCGGCGTTGTCGATCGTATCCAGAATACGAAGCTTCGAGCTCAGCCTGGAAGCCAGTGACCCTCGATTAGAGGTGATGGCACCAAGTGGATTCTGCACGATCGAAACGAGTCTCTTAGGTAGTTCGACCTGTTCGCGATTACCTGTGAGTTCGTTATAGACATCGACCACTACGGACGTTGTCTTGAACTGTGCCACCCGTCCGACTCTTAGCGTATATACATCATACGCGTTAGATCCCACTGGAGATGAGGAGTACTCCGTCGGTACGACGGCCGCAACCCCCTCTTCGAGGATGGTTAGACATAGATCTTGAATGAATGACCTAGGGGTCTGATCTACGTTCGGAGCCACCGTGAGACAATCGTTTAGTCCTGTGGAAATGTCTTCCATATACGTATTGTCATAGTCACACCGAACGTGTCTAATACCGATCTTAGAAACATCGACTGCGATCTGATTGAAAATCGTGTCGATGATGTTGGATTGCGGAATATACCTGAGAGGTGTCCTCGTCATTGGTGCACTGGAACGAAGTTCGACGCTGAAAGGAGACTCTGTAGTCTCGGGATTCATGAACGCGTTCCATGCGTGTGCGAGACGACCCATGTCACCTCCTTTCTATTCGTACTCATCGCGGTTCAGCTTGTATGCGACTAGTGCATCCATCATTGCCGCGACCGCGTCAATCTTCTGATCAGCGCGCTTCTTGTATAGTTTACGGTTACCGTTGGTATCCGTCATCACGATACAGTTACCCATGGCGTACGACATGAGTTCCTGATCGAAATGAAGGTGTCGATCTTGAGCGAGTGCTTTCAGCTCACCAAGAGGGACGGACTCTGTTTTGGCACCCTGGATGACCTTCACGATTCCGTATTCACCGTGTTCGGTACCCCATCGCATGATGAAGTCCTTGGCGTTATACGGGTCGAAGCCAACCGATCGGACGTCGTACTCGTTCTCTTCGATGAATGACACGACATCGTCATAGACCTCCATCATGTCGAGGATAGTACCGTCCAGGACCCTCAAAGAGCCTTCCCGAATGAAGTGTTCATACTTCTCTCGAGCCGCACCTGGTAGCTTTAGGTGTGTTCTAGATGAGATGTAACATCTAGTCTTCACGCCGAAGCTATCTGCAGTCAGAGGGAAGAGGAATGTGAATGCGCAGAAGTCATCGCCTTGTGAAAGGTCGAGACCCATAGAACATGGCATCCCCCAGAACTCCCTCTGTCGCTGAGGTAGGGTTTCCTGGTATGTGAAGAAGTAGGTGTAACCTTCCATCGGGATACCGAATCGTTTAGCCAGGATATCATTCCTAGCTTCTGGGACGTTCTCGGCTCGATTGACGTCTCGCTGATATGTCTCGTACGAAACGGTACGTCCGATGTTAGGTTGGGCCTTCATCCACATGTCTGGATTGCCCACTTCGCTGACATCATCTAGACGATAGTGCCAGATAGAAGTGTGGGGATCGTAGTATTCGCCCTTGAGGATCTTTGCGAGTTCCATTTTGATGCTATCGCCAACGGAGTTACGAACGGTACCTTCAGATGAGATTGCTACGATCATCCAGTCGTCGACCTTGGATGCGCCCTGCTCCAGAGCACCGACAACATCCTCACGGACGTCGCCAGAGAGCCATTCGTCAATCGTGTTGATCTTCGTACGGAGACCTTGTAGTTTGTCGATGCGCATAGGGCGGACTTCTACAAGAGATCCGTTAAGGAAGTTCTCCACGCCCTTCTTGGTGGACGCGAGTTGCTGACGCATAGCTCGGTTTCCAGTGGTGTTCTGCAGAGAACCTACTGTGAGGAACTTGAACAGCGGACCTGGAGCTCTCGCCACGGCAGTTCGCATCGGAGAGAGGGTCTCTTCTGCCTGAGCCATGGTGGGTGCTGTAGCGACCTGATGAGTCGATGACGGATCGATGTTCAGGAAGTACGCGTGCAGGAATGCGGCGTACATCGACTTGGCGGCACCTCGAGCGACGATGAGGTACTGCTTGTTAACGAGTCGCTTCTTGATACGCTTAGTGACATAGCGTCCGCCATGCCCGTCTTCGTAAGGCTCGTATACTGAAAGTTCTTCGAAGTAGAACCATGACAGAAGCGACTCCGCCCACAGTTTAAATGACGGGAGCATTTGAACTGGGGATCCATCCGTCAGAGTGAGTTCCGATTCGCAGTAAGCGATGAAACCGTCAATGGCTGTACTATCGTAGTAGTACCTAGGATTCTCGATCAGCTGATCGATCCTATTCATCTCCTTAGAGACTTCCTGACAGACAGGAATGTCTCCTCGGATTACTGCATCGCGGAACTCCGCATAGTATTTCGGAGTTTCTGTGTTGGACAGCATGTCAGATCTTGATTCCGGCGTTTCTGAGTGCGTCGTAGAAATCCTTATATTGCGAAGCCATATTAGTCGGGCCCGTTGAGGATCGGGAATCCTTGTTACGCTGACGTTCAGCACCCCACCTGGCGGCAGAGCGAATGCCGTCGATACTGGTCTTTCGGACCTTGTTGTATACTGATCGTCCAGTAGCAGTCGCTCGATCTTTAATGACCGAGTTAGCCGGTATAACCCCCAGAGCCTGAGCTCCCTTAAACGCAGCTGCAGTAGCCAGAATTCCAACGCCAACGTTTCGGTAATTACCGAGAGCTACGTTCTTAGCTCCACGGGCAGCTTTACCTGTACCCTTCGCGACATTGGCTCGAGCACGCTTAGACCTTGCTTCCTTACCACGCTTCTCCCAATCGGTATTGGCCACGTGGTGGTCGAAAGCCTTCTTATAGGAAGGGTCCTTAGAACGCTGGTTGACTTTGGCTTTGATCAGCTTCCGTCGATTTCCAGCACCCTCGCCATAGTACATTTTGGCTCGAGTGAATTCCTTAGCGTCTTTCTTGGCAGCACGGTTGGTGGATCGTGATACACCTTCGGGACGTATGTGTCGCACACCCCAGCGCATACCCTTAACGCCGTAATGGGCCAGTTCGTCGTTAAACGTTATTCCTGTAGCCATAATCCCCTGGTTTCGGTTTATAGGTTCCGGCATTGATTTGCTCGATGTCCCGTACTCGTTGTTTGAAGTCCTTTTCATAGTACCGAACTGCTTTTTCGAGTGCTTCCTGCGCTCCTGCTCGAGCCACGGGATCCTTATTGCTGACTACTTTACCTTTGACTGGGTCGTATATGCGAAAGCGCTTAGCCGCGGCGTCGCGATAGCCTTCAATAAAGTCCGGGTCGTTCTTATGTTTGTCCATCACCTTTTGTGCCAATGCCATCTTGTTCAATCGACTATGGACACTACGGATTGTATATGGGTTGACGGATTGGATATGTAGCTTACCAGCCTTCCGTCCAGCCTTGCGAGCCTTACGGGTCCCCCACTTCATACCCTTGACACCGTAGTGAGCAAGTTCTAGTTCGATACTCATATCACGCCTTCCTACAGTTTGATATCGTAGATGCCGGTCTTAGCGTACTTGTTGTACATGTTGCGAACCTTCAGGTTGTCGTTGGTGGCAAGCTTACGCTTAACCACGTTGTATGCGATAGGTCCGCCAATTGAAATGACGCTGAGTGCGGTTCCCGCAGCAAGCTGACGACCAACCCAACGACCCTTGTGCTTCTCTTCCTTACTTGCGATTTCGCGAGTCTTAGCGTCTCCGTGTTGCTTAGATGCCTCGTAGCCCTTACCGTGCCATTTGAGCTGCTTTCGAAATTCTTTTTGCTTAGCTTTCTCGAAAGCAGCTTCGTGTTCGGTACCTCGCCACTTTGCATTGAGCTTTTTGGTTTTCTTTGTGGCGGAATTACGAGTCATCGTAAGTAGCGCGTTTGTACCGCGGATATGCTGTTGTGCAGCCTTCTTACCCGCCATGTTTGCGCGAACCCTACGCACACCCCAGCGCATACCTTTGACGCCGTAGTGGGCGAGTTCGTCATCGACGAATGTGATTCTTGTAGACATTGTAGATCAGTTCCCCCTGTTTTGTGAAGGCCCGTGAATTCGGGTTTTTAAGCTGGCTCATTACAAAATCACCCGAAGCCATTACGGCGTTCAGAGTCATTTGTGCCGTAGCGTTCGTAAGCTTCTCTTCGAACTTGTCACGATACTTAGAAACCAGCCTAGAAGACGTACTTTTTGGTTGGAGCCCCGCATACTGTCGCTCAAGGTTACCTCGAGTGATCGCTTCTTGGAGTTCCTCGTTCGACATCTCGGAAATACTCTTCCGAGGTTTACGAGCTGCTTTCTTTCGAACGCCCCAGCGCATACCTTTGACGCCAAAATGCGCCAACTCATTCGATGTAAGGGGTAACAACGCTCAACCTCCATTCGAGTTCGTTCTTAGCCTTAGTGAGCGCATCCTGAACCGTGGCAGAGGCCGATGGATCGAAGAGTAGCTTCGTACTAAGCTTGATATATGTGAGGATTTGACTCGGGATCTCAGACACATCGGTGTCTTGAGTATACTCAGGATTCGTGGTCATAAGCTGACCGAGTGTGAATACCGTGACGTCGATATGACTGATGATGGCGTTGTCAAACGAAGCGTCATCCTCCTCGATACCGAGATAGTCCTTCACGCTCTGGAGTAGGGTCGCCATAGGATGGTGTCTCCTTCCGTTCGGACGTGCCCGACGAACCTTGATGTCTCCAATGTCCCGTAGTGAATCGCATTATGGGTGTCTAGAGACACTGTGATGAGATTCTCTGGATCTAAGAGCGCCCTACTTCGGTGAAGTACGTCGTCGGGGGTGATTGGGTTGATGTGATGAATATACACCGCATCGAAAATCTCGTAACCTTCACAAGCGAGGTCTCGTCCGAGATCTCGAGTGATGATATGGTTACGCAAGTCGCGCCACTCCCTAGACGTATAGAACGTTTGATTCAGATGTCGCTGATGCGCGAACGTCTGTTCTCCGACAATACCCGTTAGGCGTAGGTATCGGTATCGTTCCTCGAAGGATGGTAGCTCAATGCATTCAGAATACGTCTTCAGATCCACCAGAATACCTTCTCATGGCGTCGACGGCTTCCTTAACGAGCTCCTCAGTACGTGCAGCGGACGCAATGCTGTCTGCCTTGGCCTTGACGAGCTCTGTCTCCTGGCGAAGCTTCTCTCTTTCGAGCTTGTCACGTTCGCCAGCGAGCTTGAGGTAGTGATTGATCGTGGAAGGCGAGGCCGTTCCGTCTCGTAGCTGCTTCTCGGCTAATGCCACTGCGAGATTGATCAGTCTATTCTCCGATTCTTCGGGAGTGCGCGGGGCTTTACTGTTCCGCGCCACGAGTTCTTGTTCCTTTCGACAGAGTTACCCTGAGTTCTGGGACGTCCTAGAGCGCGGACCAACTCTGAAAAATCCTACTGGGAAGAAGCAACCAGTTCTCTAGGACATCTCAGAACCCAGGGTTCGAATCCAAAATATCCCCGCGGGGAAAAATGAAAGAGGCCGGCGATGCATGGGGGGAGGGTAATTTGCGAGACCCCTCCCCCCCGGTGTCGCTATTCTTCGATAATTGAGTAGTTTCCTGTCGGATTCCACTCAGCAAGCCATCGAATAGCGTCATCAAATGCATCGTCAACCACAGAATCAGGTAGGTCGAAGTCAATTGGACCAACGATTCTTGCTACTAACGCATCAGTGTTGTAGCCATGATCACGATCGAACTTCGACCACTGATCGTAGTCGTCAACAGGACTGAACGGATTGTCAGTCGTTGTCAAGTGTAGAGCCATGACACCTCACCTCACTAGCTCTAGTACAGTACTAGTACTGATGCCTAGAGCATCCGCTACCTCACTAGTAGTAGCACCATTACGGGCCATGGCTTTAGCCCTATTGGCTACACTAGCAGAGACCGTAGTCTTGGCCTTAGGAATAGCCCTTTCTGAGAGCTTCTCCATGTCACTATACCTAACCACGGCCTCCATAGCAGAGGCTGATAGAGCGCCTGCCTGGATGGCTTCCCACTGTCTGTCTGTGAGCTCTATGAGGGACTCTTTCCTAGAGGCACCCGTTCTGAGGCGGGCTGCTGAGATGGCCTGTCTGGAGATCTTTTTATATTCTTCAGGAGACACTTCTCTGTCAGCGGTCTTAGCCTTGATCACGGCATTAGCGATGATCTGAGCTTGCCTTTCACGGGGTGCGTTCATAGAAGCCAGTTTAATAGCTGACTTGAGTTCCTCAACCTCAGTGGCGTACTTCTTAGCAGCCTCTGGGTTCTTGCGGGGGATCTTGGTAGAAATAAGTTCCCGTCGAGCTCGGTTACCCAGGGCTTTCATGTCATTGGAATAAGATGCATAAATCTGTTCCATGGGGCGGTTGCCTGAGGAAATAAGATCTCGTGCATCTTCAGTGACTTTAAGTTTCTGGGTCTTGGTCTGTGCCTTGACAATTTTACCAGTCTTCTTATCAAGATACTGGCGGCCTGTCTTGACATATACCTTTTTGCCGGTAGTGGGATCAATGGAGCCACCTTCCGAAGCCTTGCGTAGGCGGATCTCATCCACATACACAGGACCACGGGCTCTAGAAATAAGAGTGGCAGCGCCCTTTCCGCCCTGGTACTTCTTCTTAAGACCACGAATATCGTTGTCTGCTTCAGAAGTCTTCCAATCCAGTCCGTGCTTAGGGGCGTCGATGACCACCATAGAGTGTCGAACTGCACGAGCAAGTTCCTCAGCGCTCGCACCGCCGAGATGCATGTCCGTAATAAGATTCGACACCACGCCCATATGGCGTCCCTTCTCCTTCTCGCCCATCTGCTTCATACCTGGGTAACCAGGATATGCAGCTTTGGGATCGAAGCCTTGAAGGCCTTTAAGGGGTGGAGATGTCTTTACCTTGACTTGACTGTTGACGGGAATAACAGTAACGCTATCACCATCGAAGTCAGCCCCGGAAAGACGTTCCGCGACCTTGGGGTGGATACCAATTGCATCCTTTGGGTTCTTACCCAAAATAGCTTGAGCTCCCTTGTGCTTGTTGTTCACAGTCACTGTGGGAATTTCGAAGGTACCACCATGAGGATAACGGACGAGGCACACGGTCTCACCGTCACGGTAGTTGGGAGCGTAGATCTCGTTGGGCTTCAACGAGGGGACTGGCAGAATAACACTGGACGACTGACGGGGGAGCGACGCAGCCTTCAGATTAACCGAGTCTGCATCACAGCCATCAGCAAAATCGGCGAGGAGACGCTTACGCACCGCAGGGTTTGTAAGTCGCATGATCTCTTCGAACTCATCGTGTCGCTTCTGGGCGGCCTTACCGAGCTGTTGCTTGGCCAGATGGGTAGACTGCTTGGACAAGAACTGAGAAGACAGAGTCTTGCTCCATTCCTTCCAATCGCCTTCCTCATTCACAATGTTGATCGGAGAGAGTTTATCCTTTCCGCCATCATTGTAGAATATCTGACGCTTGATGACTGCGCCGAACGGATTGTCCGGGTCGTCCTTCAGCTTCTTGAGCGTGTCCATCTTTGGAGTGTCTCGACTCTTGTTGGTGTTGAATATGACATCAACGCCGGGAGGCATGGAATCACTGTAGATCGCCATGCCCTTCAAGTAGTGAGTTCCGTCGACAGGAATACGCACCTGACCGTAGTTGGCCTCGCCGAGGTTCAGGTCTTTGAGTCCTCGCCGAATTTGGATGGTTCCGTCCATTGCGGTACCGCCGTCTTCAGCATATCGGACCTTGAGACGAGAAGAGTCCAGCGAAACAACCTTCTGCAAACCAAGCTTAGTACCGTCTGGCTTGACTGCAACGCCGAGGGTGTGAATATCCCCAAGGTGCTCCATAAGCTCTCGTCGAGTGACGTCCGGAGCCACCAACACCTTGATGTTGGTAAATTCCTTGGTACCGACTTGCTTAATATGAGCGTGTTCCACGCGGTAGCCTTCAGACTGCAGCATGGATACCGAAGTTCCAAGCTGGGTGGAGCTGACTCCAAGAATAGACTCAACGCCCGAGCCGAACTCAACATATCGATGTTTGTCGACAGCATCCTTTACCAGTTTTGCTGTTTTCTGAGCGGCGTCCTGACGAGCATCCGCATTCGGCTTCAGATAGTTGCGGACGGTAGACTCGGGGAGACCGAGCTTCTTACCGATCGCAACGTTGGAAAGATTCTTCTCCTTCAGCTTGAGGCAGCGAGCCACCTCTTCAGCCTTACGCTCGTTTGCAGCCATGGATTTGGTTGCTCGGAGTTGGGATGTAGTCATCCCGAAGGCTTTGGCAATATCCGTTTCGGATAAGCCTTGCTTCTTGAGATCGGTGACCATGCCCTGAAAGGATACAGAGCGCTGGTACTTGTCCTTACCGGATCCCCAAGGATATCGGCCGGAGCGACGCAAGATACCGTAGTGGGCGAGTTCGTCAGCCAATGCTTTCCTCCTTGAGCGATTCGATAAGTTGGTCGAATTCCACAACTCGATCCATGATGGAGCGAATATCGCTTGCTTCTGGAGAGTGGATCATCACATCATCGTTCTGATAGATGCGAAGTTCACTCTCGATGTCGAATGGCGAGATATGGTATTCGAGACAGAAGAACGCTTGGTAGATCATGAGCTGATCCATCTTCACGCGTCCAGCGCCAGTCTTCAGGTCGTGGATCCTTAGGAAGTTCTTCTTGTCGTCGAAATGAATTGCGTCGGCGGTACCGTATGCATTCATCGAGTAGAAGAGAACTTGCTCGGGAGTCATGCGATAACCGATAGCGTCGTTGACGTAACGGTTGAAGGTCGCGTTGTTTCGAGGCATACGAATGCCAAGACGAATATGCTCTGCAGCGAGTTCGTGAAGACGAGTCCCTAGAGCTGCTGCCTGAGCGGTACGAAACGTGGCGGCCATCTTTTCAGAGTCGTAGTTGAGCCAGCTGTACTTGCTAGCCGATAAGATAGCGTGCGTTCCGTTAAGAGAAGAATAGTCGTGAAAGTGCACGGAGAACCTCTTCCTCATTCTCAGGATATATGACTGCGCCGAAAGACATGCGCGATGCTTGCGAGATGTAGTGCTCCTGATTTGGTCGGAGCGGTGCGCTCGCGGCACGCTTGACTTCCAGGACAGCCCAGTGAGTTTCGAACATCACTGTGAGATCCGGAAATCCCTGAATGTAGTTCGGGTCGTTCTTGAGAACGATACACCCAGGGAACATTCGCTTGAGCTTCTTGATGAGCTCAGCCTGATAGTGAGATTCCAAAATCAATGACACCTGTTTGCTCCTTCTGGTGTCTGGGGTGTTGTGTGTGAAAAAGGCGTATTTTGCCTTTCTCTCCTATTATAGCCCAAGTTTGCGAGCGTCTGGAACATACTACACCCCAGAAGAACCTTTGAGATGGTTTGGTCGGGATAATATGTCGATCTGTTACGAACTGAACAGAACCTATACAGTCTCCTCCCGACCACGGAGATTTGCATAGGAGTGATACTCGAGTAGTATGTGTGCCACTTTTGTGTGCCACTAGGGGGTCACAAGCCTTTATAAAATGTAAATTTTTTCTTATACTAATTTACAAAAAAAGTGGAAAAGTGTCACACGATTCGGACTTTTCCTTGCAATTGCAACGAAAAACCCTGTGACACTTTTCAAAAAAAAGTGTCACACTGTGACACAAAAGTGTCACAAAATGGCCAAAAGTCACACACAACTTTGACTCGAAAGGTAAAGAAATGGTAAAGAAATCCCTTCTGTGCCACTTTTGTGACAGAAAAGTGTCACAAGTAGTACGTTCAAGTAGTACGTTCAAATCAGCCCCAAAAGCTGTCTGCGAACACCTTTTCGTTGAATTTCTTCTTCCTTTCAAGGCTAGTTTTGATGCTCTGATCGATCGCAGACTCGCTCTCGAGGAAGTAATACCAGAGATTTGTGTAGGGAGTATTCATCCGATCGATGCGTCCCTCACTCTGCTCCATCACCTTCCACGAGTAGTTCAGCGAGTAGAACACCATCGTATCCGTGACTGTACAGTTCCATGCCTCCGCACCAGACGCATACTGCACCAAGTACACCCACCGGTCTCCATCCGGCACCGGCTCGTGCTTGTGTCCATTCCACTCCGTCACTACGCAAGTATCAGCCAGCTCACGCAAAGCCTCCAGCTCATAGTCGAAGTTGTAGAACACAATAATCCGCGAGTGCTTCTTCAGAATACTACGGACCGCCTCCAGACGATCTCGATCCTGATTCACACACTTCCGCAAAACATAACAGAGCTCGCCTGCGCTAGCGATAGGCTCTCCTTTATACGGATCGAAGCGCTTCTTCATGATCTCGTTGTACTCAGCCACACGATACCTGACAGGAACGTAAATACGATTCCTCACGGTATGTCTTGCCACCGGCATGTCCACCAGTATTCTCCTTCGCAACTTCTCGAGTCGGTGAACTGCCACAAAGCGCTTGACGCGAGGGTATCGCGCGAAGCGATCCCACACAACGTGGTCCTCGTAGAATTCAGTCTTGTTCTTGTAGAACCCATTCGCGAGAAATAAGGGCACATAGTCCAACCATGTATCTCCGGGCGTAGCACTCAGCAAGACCCACTTGTTGTGTTTCGTGATCTTGAGAAATGCCTTGACCCACTTGCCGCTTCCGACTACTCGCTGCTCATCAAAAATGAACACACTATCGCGAACATCAGAATACTTAGCAATATTATTCCATGAATCAACCGTGATTCCTTCCATTGTGGAGCCCGCCATCGCAAACTCCCCCACCCATTCAAGGCTGTCCCTCTTCCGTGCTGTTGTGATCACCACAATACCCCCGGAATTAGGCTGTTTAAGGGCCCAGGAAGCGCCTACAAGCGACTTTCCCGATCCCACACCACCAACAAGTACCTTGCCACTTTTCAGGCGCTTGAGGGCTTCTTCCTGGTGTGGATGTAACTTAGCCATTAGTCAACCAATCTGTCGAAAAATACTTCGAATTCCTTCTCGTTGTCGATGAGGATCTTCTCGTCCCTCCGTGCATATGACTTCCTTGAATACGCACGGTCCCCAGGAACGAGATTATGGAATGAGTTGTCTGTACAATCCCCATTCTTATGGCAGACATACAGACCATCCCCTACAGGACGCTTACGGAACGTCTCGAATACGATCGAGGCCACCGTCTTGGTCTTCACCCGACCGTTATGACGGAATTTGACATACCGCGTTCCGTTAATGTCCTGATACGGCACCTCCCGCAGAGAATCGGTCAGGCGAACCCGACCATCAGGATGTGCCTGGAGGTTTTGGTATTTGTAATGAGTTGTCCAACCCATCATGACTCCTTCAAAAAATAGAACCCATGTGCCCCTGAAGATCCCGAAGGACCTCCAGGGGCTGGGAACATCACAACTAGACGCTCTGGATCTTCGAAAGCGCGTGCGTAAGAGTCAGCCTCCCAGTACGGAAGTTAGCGAGCTCCTGAGCTGCCACCTCCATGTCCAACTGCGTCTCGAAGAAATCGAACGGGACTCCATCCTCCGTGAGAATAAGCCACTGTTCGTCGGGATCGTTGAAACAATGCCAGAGCTCACCCTTTTCGTTGTAGATCTTGATGTAGTCGTTGACGACGATACCATCAAGCCACGACCGAGTAGAGGAAATGTACCACTTCTTGGCAAGGTGTTCGGCAATCCAGTCGACGTCACGCAGACTGTATCCGACGTACGGATGGTTTGGGAAAATGAATCGAACGGACATGCTTCTTCAGATCCTTCCACTACTTCTTGGAGTAGTATTCCTTGAGTTGGGGTTCGGTGGTGATGTAGAAGGACTCACCATCCTTCACAATAAGATGCCCCACAGAGGCGGTCTCACCGTTGACGTAGACTTCGACGAGTGTCTGGCCCGACTTCTGGATCGTGAGTCGGCCACCCTGACCAACCCACCCCACGATATCGGTGAAGTCCTCCAGAGAGACCTCCACAACATCGATGCCGGTAGACTTTTTGACCCAGGTTTGCAGATGCAGAGCCATTCAGATCACATCGGTCCGAGAGGCGAAGCGGAGAGGGAGTCGGCCTTGTAGCCCTTCATGAGCTCGTTGTAAGCCGGAGTGCCCTCCTTCGCGGTCTGTAGGTAATCGGGGTTGCCGAGAATCTTGAGGACCGACTCGGAATCGTTCGGCGGGGTCTTGAGCGCCTCCGTCCAGCCCTTACCACCACGCGGGTACCAGGTTGCGAAGACGACGTCGTTCGGCTCAGTCGTCTCGACTCGACGGTCGCCGACCATAATCGTCAGGCGGTAGTCGCCACCCATAGACTCGCCCGCCTCGCGACGGTACGAGACCTCGAAGCCGACCTTGTCGGGAGCTTGGAGTGTGGGACGGAACTGGTTGTCGACCGTGGACGGACCGAAGACCGGAACGGTAACACTACCGTCCTCGAGTTCCTGGATCTGATTCATGATTGCCATGTGATGAACCTCCTACAGTTCGATGAGTTGACTTGCGGCGCTACTCCAGACTCGAATAACGCCATTGTTGGCCGCCTGCGTTTCGCAAGCGACATCCAGTTCCTCGAGATAATCCTCAACGAACTGGAGGGCTTCGTCGCGCGTGTCGAATGTGACAGCGCTCTCGGTATATCCATCGTCGTCATTGCCGTGACAGACCTGGACATTCCAGATGACATCCTCCATAGTTACTCCTGTGGGGAAATAGTAATTGAGATGGTGCGACCATCGAGAAATGCACGATTAGCAAGTCGTGCGACGTGTTGCTGGGCTTCCTTCGCAGTATCGAAAGTAGTCCAGACCGTTGGGCGAGAAGGAAGACTTGTGTCCTTCTCCTCGCCCTTCAGCCAGACGTCGTACCAGACGACGTATTTCAACGCGTCTCCAGATCCGCGTAGCGATCAGCGAACTCGTCGGCCTCGATCGTGATATAGCCGGTCTTCAGGTAATTGCTGAAGCCGGTGTTCCCGTTCACGTCATAGAAAACGGGAGTGATCACCAGATCGGCACGGACAATATCCGCAGAGTCCAGGACGCCAACCGTGTCCTCAGACAGCAGCGTCTTGACGCCATCCTCGACCATGTAGATCTTCGGAGGCTTGACGTCGTAGCGCACCTTGACAGCGATGTAAGGACGCTCCGGGTCGGGGTTACCGTCGACATCCTTGGAGTACTTGACGTTGATGCCATCAGCCTCCATCTGTGCTGCGAACTCCGCAGGAACCTCACACGCGAAGGTGCGAGCACCCGTGCGGTTGTACTTGTCGGGCTGACCCGAGAAGTTGCGGAAGAAAATGCGAGTGTCGGACAGGACGATGTTTTCGAGTCGGGGGTTTGCCATGATAGGCCTCTTTCCGTGAATTGGTTTCAGTTGATGAATGTGAATTGGAATGCGGTGTCCAGAAACCGCGTGAGGGTGTCGTCCTCAGTCAGGGGCGCCGAAATACAGCGCTCGACGGATTCTTGCTCATCGCGCCGGCCTTGCATGTTGTAGGACTTACGGCGATGGATGAGTGTGGGGTAGATGTTACCCTTGCGAGAGCGGACCGTGGAAAGCTCATACGACTCCTTGATGTAGCGCATGTGCTTACAGGTCTTCTTCTCGGCGACAACTTGACGCTTGACACCAATGGCGTCAATGTCAATTGGGAAAATATGCCACCCGGAGTTCAACCAGATGCTTCCGTCACTCAACTGTTGGGTGTGCGTAGTTCCCATTGTTCTCGCCCTTGTTTTTGTGAATCTCGCTCAGCTTGCCGAACGCCTTCGCAAAGTCCATGCGCAGGGCATAGACCGTACCATCGGAAATATGGTACTCATTTGCGAATTCGTCTAACATATCGAGAGCCTGGTCGTTCAGACGTTGAAGATCTTCCTTCTGACGCGTGTAGTGACTCAACTCGAGTCCTTTCCTTCGTGCGGACTTGCTGCATCTCTTTGTAAAATGCAGTCCAGAGATCAGTGATCTCTGTTTGGTTCCTATCGGCCCAATAGGCATTCGTCAAAGCCCACGTGACGGCGGCTGTGATTCCCATCAGAATAAATGTGGTCACGCTGCGAACTCCTCGTAAGAGCCGAACTGTTCGATCTGTTCTCGAGCCTTCTCCACGAGATCCTCGGAGTACCGAGTGTCGATCTCAGAAATATGGTCGAGTCCTAGAACGACTGATGCCTCTTTCCAACGATATCCCTTCGTACCGTTGACCGCGTCCTTGATATCGCCATTAGCGCTCTTGCGCAAAGCGATACCTCCTCCACAGCCAGGCTTGACGGGAACGAACTTTCCAACCTTACCCACGAAATGCAGGTAATGGCTATCCGGTTCGTGCTCGTTGAAATCGAGGTAGATAGCAGTCTGGACTGCTCGGACCTCAGCATAGTCATTCGGCGTGATCTCCTCCTTGCTGAACAAGGACTTGAACACCACCGGATGGGCGAACTGAGCGCCGGTTGCCGTCCAGCTACCGCCGTGCTCGTCATCGTACTTGGCAATATAGACTGCGTCGTTCACGAGCGCCATACGATCGTATGTAGCTTCGTGTTCGAAGTCGTAGCCATACTTCTTACCGAAGTCGACGACTGCCTGAATAACCTCGGGCGTTGCATTGGGGATCTTGATCGAGTCCGTCTTAATATGGGCGACAGTACAACCAAGCTCCTCCTGCACATAATGCTTGAGGTCGATCATGAACAAGGCTCCACGCTTAGCGACAATGTTGTCGACGTTACGCGGGTCCTTGCAAGGGTTCTCGAATTTGGCACTGGTGAGACCGTACACTGAGTTGATAACGATCTTCAGAGCAAATGCCAAGGCATTCGTGTCGACACCTTCCTGAATAAGCGGCATGAGCGCTCCATCGAAGAGACCTTCGAGCTTGTCGAGCTCATTATGCTTTACCAGGATTCGAGCCTTCTTGATGTCACTGAATCGCTTGGTGTATGGACCAAACAGGTTCAGCTGCTCAAGCGAGGTCGGATGCATCGACGCGACATCCAGTAGAGCCACATTGTGGTGAATGCCAGGCTCTGCGTAGACATAGCCGCCTTCGCCAGTCACCTCTCCACGATATGTGGACTTGAAACCGTCGAAGTGGTATCCCGGGAACATCTTGGAAAGATCCGTGTAGACGAAATCCTTCTGAGGGTTCCTCTCCGTGCCGAAAATAATTCGACAGGTGTGAGAGTTCGTAGAGTGGTTCTCTGTAAGCCCGGAAATACGGGCCAACATCTGACGAGCAGTCCAGTCGTCCTGGAGGTGCTCGAATACTGCCTCCGTGGCATCCACGTCGTTGTCGCAGTAATCCGCCACCGTGTCCCACAACTCTTCCGGAACCGGCTGATCCCAGTCAAGGTCGAGTTCCTGGTGCTTCAGGCCAAGCTCGATCTCCCACTTCTTCAGACTCTGCTTCTTCGAGGAGAAGTCGTAGATGTCTGTGTACGAGACGTTGTACGCCTCGGAGAAATAAGAGTTCGGGCTCTTGTCGATGATCCTCTTCGAGACCATGTAGAGTTCCTTGTTGTTGTACCCCAACGTCGCCGCGTAGACAATATGATTGTCATAGCGACGGTTGTTGAAGCCCACCAACTTGGCGCCCAGCAGAGTCTTGACCTGCTCCGCGGTAGGGTTGATAAGACGCATCTTGTTCTTATCGCCACGCTTCTTGTAACAGATCACGAAGAGATTTGGGAACACCTCGATGTCGAAGAAATAGATGTCTCCGTCAGCGACTGGAGCCACTGGTTCCTCCGAGTCGTTCTTGAACTTCATCTGCTGGACCAGCTTCAGGCAGTACTGAGCGTGGTGCGTCGATCGCATCGCGAATGCAATGATGGAATTCCTCGCATCCGTGACGTCGTACACCAAACCACTTGCGGAAGCATCATCGAGAATCTTCTTGATGAACTCCACAGACGGTTTGGTCCCAGGATGGATCTCCTTACGGAGGTTCCTAGCGATAAGGTTTCGAAGACCCTGCTCTGTCTTGACTACGTCTTCGCGAATCACCTTCGGAGCCTTCCTAGGGAGATCATCTGGCGCAGTTCCGACAGACATTCCATTCGAAACCAGGTACTTACGCCTGAGGGCGGTCTTTCCGGTAAATCGTTTGATCTCGATTCCGGGAGCATACTCCTTAGCGTATTCGAGCTCGGGGTCTCCCAGTAGGTAATGGAGATGAATTCCTCCTCCGGAACGGGAGGTCTCGGCGTATGTCGGAGGCCACTTGGACGCTTCTGCCAAGTTTCGCTCACGAGATTTGTTACCGCTTGGATCTTTAAGATCGAAGTCAATAACAACCATGTTCTCAGGTATCTGAACATAGTGTTCCTTGGTTGTGTCTAGATCTTTCAGAGTTGTCGTGACGTCATCCCATCGCTTTTCAGGCTTTCCATTCTTCGCGTACTGCGCAGGACAGTCCTTATATAGCTCGTCGATGACGCTGGGGCATTCCTTCAGCTCGATTGTGTACTTCTGTTCTGGACTCTCGATCAGATTCGCCTGAGCGAACTTGTCTTTCTTAAATCCGGAATATACGCTTCGGTACTGCTTACCGTCGATTCGAGTACGATCCTCGAAATGCTGGAAGTAGTTCTTCAGTTCCTCACGGAACCTGTGAAGCGGAAGTACGTACTGAACGGACGCCTGCTCACAATATCGCTTGTAGGTCTCATACGCCGACTTGAGAGTGACGAACTCCGCACTCTCGAATTCGAAATATGAGTCCTCGACGAAGTTGTAGAACACGTCAGTCTTGTACATCATCTGTAAAGGACGGTAGTCCTTGTAGTACGTCTTACCGAGACTCTCGAAGACCTCCGCACAGTGATATGCGATGGCTCCTAGCTCCCTGGAGATTCCGTCCATGAGCTCTCGATACTCCATAGGAGGTATCTTGTTACCCGTGGGCGAAATATCGATCAAACGACGGATGATGCCCGACTGTGCGTCCGTGATCTGTACCGGCTTGTTGGTAGCCATGTACAGAAATGAGTCGATCCGAGTCGTATAGACGGGCTTGAACTTCTCGTTAACCTGCATCTCTTCGTGAGAAATAATGCTGTTAAGCTGAGTGTTATCGTCAATACGACTCAGATCGCCATCGTGCTGGAATGCGACGATCGGGTTCGTCTTAAATGCCGACGCGGCAAACGCGTTGTTGGACTTGGCGAGAGACGCTGCATCAAACGCTGTGTAGTAGCCCTCGAAGAGCTGCATCAGAATATTGATGAGCGTCGACTTACCCGATCCAGGCTTACCGTACAGTACGACGAACTTGTCAAGGGTCCTCGAAGCACCCGTGACAATCGCACCGATAGACCATTCGATCTTACGGCGCTCCTCTTCGTCGTACAGTGTGGAAATAAGACGATCCCAATTGTCATGAGATCCTTCCGCGAGCGCATAAGGCAGTCGACGAGTCGCGTAGGACTCTTTACGTACCTTAGTGTTCGCGAATGTGAGTTTCCGGTCCAAGGGACGAGTAGTGTCCGGCATGGACGAAATCCAGTTACGATAAGCGGTCCAGCTCTTAGAGGCGTAATCCCCTAGGAACTGGAACCGCGTACCGCCTTGGTAGGAACCTTCAAGTCCCTTCGCAAAATCGCGAAGTTCCTTGTCGATGAGTTCAACTACTCGGAACTCATCCGTGTTCCATAGACCTTTCTCCTCGTCCCACACGGCCACGAATGAGCCTCCCTGAACGAGGATATCGGTAGATCTTGCGACTCGGAAGTCGGGGTAGATCTCCACAACCCCATTCTTCGAAGCCCGCTGGCGCGGGGTTACGAAATCCACTGCTTCTCCTAGATAATATACTTCTCCTGATTGCACCACATCGAGAGTTGATCAAGAAGGGACGTCTCCGACGGGTCGATGAGACCTCGACGGTTCGGGAATATACCTCGGTGGCCAAACCGATCATAATTCCGCTCTACAATATCGCGAACCTTAGCGCTAATAGTTTCGCTGTCAGTATTGTAGTCGATGTCGAGGTTCCTCATCAGAACCCTAAAGGCGGTAGCAGGGCTATCATCCCTACCACCAATAGTGGCGTCCATTCGATGAGCAAGTACTACGAGCACCTCGAGCATGGTTGCGTAAATCGGGTCGTCACCGTCATACACGTAACCAGTCTCGTACTCGTAGTAGTCGCGGAGTGCTTTTCCGTCGGATTCCAGATTACCGTCCAACTCGATCCACCATTCAAATGGTGTTTCGTGAAGGACCTCGCACTGATCGCGAAGGTAATCCGCTCCGACCTGTTGGAGAAGGTATTCGAAATATCCCTCTCCGCTAATCACTCGATATCAACATCCTCTACATAGTCGATGTCGAGGAGGTGGACGCGAAGATCCATGCGGTACTTGTGGTTCCGCACATACACGTCATGAGGATCGGCACCATAGGCGCCACCACTCTCCATGGCTTCCTTACCGATCAGCTCTTCGGCAGTCTCAGGGAACTTGTTCCCATCATCGTCAGCGATCACGCCACTATTGACGTAGCAGTCGACTTCGAAGAACTCGTATCCGAGAGCTCCCGTGTGGAAGGTGTCGGGATCGAGGATCTCAATATCGGAGATTTCCTTCTTGGGAACGTACTCGACCGGCTTTTCCTTCTTCTCGTGCATCTTGGTGATGTATTCAATGTTCTCGCGGTACTCTTCAAAAGCGCTCTTCTCGACTTCGTCGACGCGCTCTTCGATCTCCTGGTCCATCTTTCGCTGAAGGCGATCGGTGATCAGAAGATATGCAACAGCCGTGCCGGCAATGAACCCGGCAGCAAACGACAGAAAGATATCAGATTTCATTGACGATCTCTCCATCCACGTTGAAGTCCAGCAGGTAGTTCGCGACCGTACGGCGGCGAGAATCATCCCAGAACTGAATACGGTGTCCCTCGATGTCGCCGAAGGAAATGTAGTGGTCTCCGTCGCCCTTCTTCCAGAGCCAACCCACAACCTGAGAAGCAGGCGTGCGAGGAATACCGAGAGCGTCGTAGACGTCGGAGAGAAAGACGTAGCCGCGAGTGCGGAGAATATCATTCATGTAGTTAAGCTGAGCGTGGATGTTCAGCTCGGTGATGTCGTCCGAGGGATCCCAGACGCTAGAGGTCTCGTCGATGATACGAGCGTACGGCGAGTACTCAGGAATAACCGACTCGGCCATTTTGTCGTACTCGAATGGTTCGTCCGTGAAGACAACGTCGTTGAGCACCTTCTCCTCGACCTTCTTCATCGACTCCTCGCCGATGACGGACGCGACATGCTTCTTGTACTTGCGGTAGGAAGTGTCCAGAGCGGTGTACGCAGCAGCAAGACCGGCGATGCGCTTGGACTGGATCGAGTGGCTCCACCAGAAGCTCGCGACGGAAGCGACGCCGAGCGCGATAGTGGGACCGTAGTGCTTGATGGTCTTCGTCGCAATACGGGTGTAGCAGACGATGCGATCCTTTCGGAATTCCTCTTCGGTGTAGTGCTCATTACGCTTCATGAGCTCAGGACCATCGGTAATGACCATGATCTCGTCTTCGATGAGCTCCTTGTAGGTCAGAGTGGCTCGGCTCGCCAGAACGGCAGTACCGACAAGACCAACCGTGCCGACGCCCGTGAGGATGGTGGGGGCGTGCTTGACAACGACTCGTGCAACATTGTGAAAAATAGACATGATGTCCTCTCAGAGTTGAGTGTGAATATTAGCGCTGTTTTAGAGACTGAGGTTCGTCATGCGTCAGCATGAATCCGTCTCGGACTTGACGAACATTGAAGGAGCCCATGTCGGTCCATCCCCAATTATCGTCAATGAAGTTAGATGAAGCCCCGATGAGGGCATTCAGATCAGCCAGAGAGACCTGGCCGTACTGATCAATGAGATCACTCATACGATCGATGACGTCGTTTGCGTCCGAGCGAGTGTCAAAAATGATCTCGTTACGCTCAGGCTCTGCATGACGTGCAGATCGGTTGGGGCGCCTTTCAGAAGGTCGCTCACGGTTGTTCTTAGGGTGTGAATATCCCGAGTAGTCGGAATATGAAGTCCTCGATCGTGACGGTCGAGTGTCGCCCCCATACAGCATGGATTCGATACCTCGAGTGACCGTATCGGAAATAAGGTTCTTGACCGTCGGGATGATAACATCCCAGAGAACAGTCTCACCGACGCTACAAGCATCCTCACGGATAATCTCGCCAACAACCTTCCGTGCTGTTGATTCCCGCTTGACACGGGCCTTCGCCACGGGCTGGATCTCTTGTCGTTCCTTGGAACGGTCAGAGTTGCCCGGATATGAACCCTCGGGTCTCGTGGGTACGTTCATGATACTCCTTCAAAAGAAAAACCCTAAGCCCCCTGTAATATTACAGAGGGCCTAGGGCTTGAGATCAGGCTTCTTCTTGTTCAGAAACCTTCTGGGACGTCTTCTTGTAAACGTCGATCATCTCCTGCACCGAACTTGAAGCTGCGCGGCTCACATGATTTTCAACCACTAGTGACATGGCGTTGATACCGATAAAACTCACGATGGGGTTAATCGGAGCAGCACCAATCAGCAGTGACTTGAGAGTCGTGCGAAATACCACGCCGGAACAAAATGATGCGGCGAGTCCAACGACGTTTGCGGGGGAGAACGTGTTCATACGAATTCCTTTCAGAGTTGCTTGGGTCTCACTATAGCCCAAGTTACTCCTGCGATTCGCCAATCTTCTGGAACTGCTCGCTAGCCTTAGCGGCGAACTCCGGATCGACATTGTGCTCGACCAGGTAGTTCTCGAGGTCCTTCTTCTCGTTCTCGTTCGAGTTCTTGGCCAGCGCGAGGATCTTCGTCGGGAGGAGGCCCTTGATGAACTTGTCCATGTCGATGGAACCGTCGATGAGACCGACGATAAGCTCGTCGTAGGCGAGACCCTGCGTAAGGTTTTCCTTGATCTGCTGGTTCTTGACAAATCGCTTGCCGTCTTCCGAGCGCTCACCGTAGGCAGCCTCGATGACGTCACGAATAAGGTTGAAGACGGCCTGTCCGTCGGAGGTCTTGGAGATCTGAGCGATGCGCTCCGTCAGAGAAGGAGACCAGTTCTCCATCTCCTGGATTTCCTTGACATTGAGGTGGAAGTAGAGGTCTTCGCTGACGGTCTCCCCGTCGAAGTTTTCGTACTGGATGGTGATCTTCTGCATGGGTTGATTCCTTTCTAGAATTGAAAAACCTTAACCCCTGTTTAGGGGTTAAGGCGCTGAGAGTACTCAGTCTTCAGTCGTCTCTTCAACGACCGGGGTTTCCGTGACTTCGAAGTCGATGAATTCGGGGAGAGCCTCCTCGGAGCTTTCGGCGGCCTCAGAATCGTCGGGGCTCAGCATCATGGCAACCGCGGCGGTGGCAAGCGTAACGACGCCTGCAACTGCGTAGGGGAGTGCCTTCTTAGCGAGTCGCTTGATCTTGGGGACGTTGAAAGAAATGATGGGGGCGTCATCCTCGATGATCTCGTCGATCTCGATGACGTTTTCCTGGTTGTTGGACATGAGAGTTCCTTTCAGAGTTGGTGAATATGTCTCATTATAGGACGTGTTTTTCTTGCGGCTCAGTACTGGTGACGGAACCAGTCAGTAACAGGAGCAGGATTGAACGCCATGAGAAGGGCCGGAGAATCGTCTGCGAGCATCGTAGGAGTGAATTCCGCCTCAATAGTAGTCCCATTAGACCATCCGAGCTCATCACCCATCGAGATCTGCTCGAGACCCAGGCATTGGTAGACCTCGTTCAGAGAGACCGAGGAAATACCGTTGATCAGATCGGAGTTGATCTGATTCAGGACCTTCTGGACCTTGGTGATGGTGGAAGGGAAGACTCGTCCGGAATATGAATCCGAGATCAGGACATTGTCACCCGTGATGATCACGCTCTTATTCTCCGGACGCTCGAGGTTCTCCTCGATAATATCCCTGGCGATGGAGGACCTGGTGTCCGAACCCTTCTTGCCGGCAAGCTCCTTGACACGGTCCTCGTACTTCTCGAGGACGTCCTGAGAGACCGTGTACGCAGCAGCCATGGCAGCATATCGACGCTCGCTCAGGACCGTACCCCCGATGATGGCGGCAGAGGTAGCCGTGATGGAAATGGCCGCGGGCAGGTAGCAAGTCCAGGTCAGACGCAGAGCATCCGCGAACTTGTACTCACCTTCAGGGAACTCCTCACGGAGAATATCCATCGCCTTGACGTGTGCCTTGCCAGAGGTGACAGCCGTGCTGATAACTCCCGCGAGCGCAGACGCTGCGAGAATAACCTGAGAGTTGTTGCGGATGAAGGCGCCAGCGAGACGCCCATAGGTCTTGAAATCGATGTTGATCATGTGCTTCTCCTTGTTGGTTATCGATTCAGAATGTAGAGGACGGTTACGACTGGGACCATACAATATAGCCCCAGCGCAACCCACAGTAGAGTATCGCTACTCACTTCTTGTCCTCTCGGTCCTTGAGGTACTTCCCGAGAAGGAATCCAAGAACACCGCCGGTGAGGAACTTACCGCTGATGATTGAGGTGATCCCGTCCCAGATCACAATGAAGACGAGAAAAGCCATCACGACGAGGAAGAGGAAAATGAGAGTAAGCATGAGGTGTCCTTTCAGAGTTTGGCATTGTTGAGTTCGATCATGCTGATGAAGAATGTCTCGGTTCCGTTTTGGACCGGAGGATGAGTGACCACGGATCCCACAGGGAGATCCATGAAGACGAAACAAGCGTTGAAGCAAGGTGCTGCGCCTGCTTGGTAAAGATATGACGGGAGGAGTGCGGCCCTATTCCGATCCCACGGAATACCCATAAGAGGACCTCTCAGGTCACTCTCATATAGGACTCGCATAAGACCCGTATGGGGATCTTGATAGACGAGATCTCTACTCGGATCTTCGTGACCTCGGCGTAGTAGAGGATATGTCGGGACGATGACCGTGGCGAGAGAGAATGGGTCTTCTGACGCCTTAGCCACTCGATCCAAATATCCAGCGACCTTGAACAAGGTGATACTGTCGTCTGCGAACATCCCGAACTTACTTCCGATAGGAAGAGTCAGGATATTGTTCAGGTTCTCGAGACCTTCAACTTTACGCGACATTGTGAAGACCTCCGACACGACAAACGAAAATAGGCGCAGTAAGTGCCTTTGTCTTGACGGTTGCAAGCTTCCAATCATCTTGGATGAACATGATGTTCACGTCGAACATCTCAGGAACATCCGTGTGAATAAGACGCTGCGGGAGGATGACATGAGTGGGCCCGGCAGTATCCCATTCCTGCCAGGACAGGACTTCCTTGATGCCACGGTTGTTGTAGAACTCGAAATCGGGATCGACCGTGTAAATCTTCTTGGAGATCACCTGATTCCCTCGAGTCAATTGGAAGTCGACCTGGTAGTTGGGTTCTACGGCAAACTCGACAGGACGGGTCTCGATTTGAAGACTTCCACCCGTGCTGGAAAAGCTACTGCCTGCCTCATTAGCGAGTGCCTCTAGCACAGACCTTTCGATGTCGTCTCCGTAGACAGCCCAGCCATTCGGCTGTAGCCGTCGCATGAAATCGCAGAGTTCATCGAACGATATCACTTTGACGTATCGGTGAATGGGCTTGGACATGATTGCTCCTTCTATGTGAAAACCTATAACCCTTGTTAGGGGTTATAGGAGTGAGTTGGGTTGGTCTGGTGGATGTGGAAATGCCAGTCTACTAAATGAAGAGTCCGTTAGCACGCCTCACAGCAACGATGCGATCCATACCGACGGGGGAAGAGGAGAAACGAGCCTTGAGATCAGGTATGCTCCTTTCGGAGTTTGTCTGATCAATGTATCGTTCGACCTGCTTACGCTCGTAGTACTTCTTGAGCATCTGAGGGGCTTCGAGGGTCTTACGGACAACGGAAGTGACGGGGTTCATGGTGAATCCTTTCAGAGTTGTATGTCTTCTCATTATAGCCCTTGTAAATTGTGCGAAACCCATAACCCTTGCGGGTTATGAGCTGTGAGCTAGTCGTACATGGCGTGCCAAATATCCGTGATGAGCTCATCTAGAGTATCGTGGTTCAGATCTGGATCTGCGTTGTCGCAAGCTTTGTTGACCGCTTCTCGAATCAGATAGAAACGATGTTCGGCCCTGTAGTCGCGGTACATCAGAAAGCAAATCAGGGCGATAAACAGCATGATTACAATGGACATGATGGACCTTTCTGTTAGTAGTAGTCTCATTATAACCCATGTCGAATTTGCGAAAACTCATAACCCTTGTGGGCTATGAGAGTTCGGATCAAACCGTGAAGAGTCGCATGAGCATCCATCGGAACAGAATATTCTTCGGCCATAGGCAGATGAGGACGATGAATATAGTGAACATGATT